AAATAGTGATATCCACCCCCTAAACCCTTGATAACACTGACTTTCTGAGGAGCTGGAACTGACTGAATACGGGATTGAATACGACATATTTATATTACCATATATTCAAGTAGTTTTTCCACGGTATCAGTCCGCTGTTCTTCCGTTATGTGGGTGTATAAATCTAGTGTGATTTTAATAGTGCTATGTCCTAGTCTATCGGAAATGTTTTTGGGGTCCACACCAGCGCTAAATAACAATGAAGCGTGTGTATGTCGTAAGCCGTGGGGTGTGATTGGTTTTAGACCGTGGTCAGTTACGAAGCGTTTGAAATAGGGAATGAAATTATGAATATGTACCCAATCGCCCCGCTGATTTGTAAAAATGAAATTATCATCACCTTCAAAATGTTTGCCATTCTTGAAGTAAATCTTTATTTGGTCCTTTTTCCAATTCTTCAAGATTGAAAGAGTGTTAGGATCAATAGAAATCACGCGCTTGCTATTTTTTGTTTTAGGTGTTTGAAGACTTTGTTTCTCTTTGATCCTGACCGCTGTTTTATTGACAGTGATTTTTTTATCTTCAAAATCAATATCAGACCATTTCAGGGCTATGGCTTCACCTTGTCTAAGGCCGGTATAAGCCATTAAATGGACCAGCGGAAAGAAATAAGATAGCGTAGCATTTTGCGCTAGTTTTAAAAATTCTTTTAATTCTTCCTTGGTTAAGAAATTCCCCTTCCTTTGAGTTTGCCGGCTTTTCGGTTTGATCACCTTATCGAAAGGGTTTGAATTGAGTACATCCATTAAAACGGCGTATTTAAAAATTCGATTAATGACAGAAAGATAGTGATTATATAGGACGTAGCTTTTACTTAATTCAATAACCACTCTTTGGCAGTATGTGACTGTAATTTGTTTTAGCTTCAGCCCTTTAAAATGTTCCTCAGTCATTTTTTCAACCTTGGACCGGACATTTTCAAATGTGGTAGGCTTGACCGTGGTTTTATAATTTTCTAACCACATTAAAGCTAGTTCTTCAAATGTCGGGTTTGGAATTTGGGAAGCCCCGGCACTTGGAAGGCCGTTTTCTTCAATGTCTAAAAGTAGGTTTCTTTCAGCTTGTTTAGCTTCCTTTTGAGTTCTAAACCCCCGGCGCGTGGTCCTTCTTTCCTTACCGGTCAAAGGGTCAACGCCTAAATATGTTTGGAATAAGTAGCGAGTTTCCCCGCTTGTAGTAGTATATTTCTTTATCATTGTCTTTTCCTTTCTTGCTTGCCCGCATAGTTGAAAAAGTGAAATGAATTTGTTATACTACCCTTGTACATAGTATTTCTTTATCTTTTCCTTTCCAGCTTGCCAAGGCCGGGAAGGTTTTTTATTTGTATAAAAGTTCGATTAATTCTATTCCTGAATCTGAAAAGATCCCTGAATCAATTAATTTTTGTTTACTAACTTCCAAATATTCCGGGTTATCTAATCTTTTAGAAGCTTCTAACTGTTCGGAATAATAACGTTTAATGAAATTACTTTCTTCACCTTCTAGGCCTTTATACATCCCTTCAACGGATTCAGCAAAAGCCCTAACTTCCTTATTTTCCGGAAAAGCTTCACACAATGGCGCTAGTTTAGAAAGATTGTCTAAGGTGTGTTTCAATGAATCCGAATAGATTTCAAGATCTGAAGTAGTCATTAATGGAATAGAATACTTCTCTATTTGTTTCATGGCTTCACTTGCCCCGGCAAGCTGATCCGTTTTTATTTTTTCTTTATCAATTATCTTTATATTTCCGTTTGTATCAGCTTTTAAAAACAAAGCTACTAAGGCACAATATAAACCAACAAAGAAAGGTACAGTAGTCCAAAAGAAACACAGGGACAGGAAGCCTTTTTTCTTTTGGCCTGAATAGAAGTATTGCGCCCCAAAAATTCCTAAGAATACAGCTAAAAGAATGTACATTACTTTATTACAAATATATTCTTTAGTTTCAACTCTATAAAAGCTATACCCTACCAATTCAGGTTCCGGCGCCGTTCGCTTGGTATTATTACGACTTCCGTTCTTCAATGGTTTTAAAGGGTCAACGGTTACCTTGTGATAAACCTTGTTATAAATAGCCTTTTCAGGGTTTTTAATATAGCCCATTCCTTTTTTTCCATATAAGGGGTTTACTGATTTTTTTAAAGTCCTATTTAATCTTCCGGTTGTCCTAGCTTTAAAACTCTTTTTAAGGCTGGGTGTTCTAACTCCAATTTTCATTTTAAAAAGCTCCTATTCCTAAATTAAGGCCTTATATTCTTCCTTGATCATTATTTCATCCGTGACAGTAGTAAGCTGGTAATACTCCATGAATTTCATATAATTAAAGTCCGCCTTATTCTCTAATTGAGAAAGGGCGTCTTTTAATAAATGATGGATCATGTTTCTATTCGCTTCATTCTCACAGCGTACCCTAGCGTTATTATATTCCGCCGTGGTATGGTCAAGGTGGCCCAATTCATGAAGTAACACTTTCATTCTTTCCTTTTTATCAAGCTTATCAGAAATGAAAGCCGTTTGGGTTTTAGGATCGTAAAAACCGACTTCATCAGGCAATAGATCGCCGTTAAAAGTATGTACGGTAATATCATAACCCTTTAAAATTTCTTGTTCAGTCAAGGCGTTATACCTATTCTTCAGTCCCCTTTAGATACGCTTCTATAATGGATTGAATTACTTTCTTCTTTTCTTCAGTTAATTCACGCCCGCCGAACATCATGACGCTATTCGCCATTTCTTCGACGTTAAGGGCGGTTTGGCCTGATTGATCATTAGAAGCAATAGTAGGGGTTTCCGACTTCCCTAGTAAATAATCAACAGACACTTCTAAATAGTCCGCAATTTCTTGCAGGCGTTTGGTGCTGACATTTTGACGTTTTAAAGAATACAAAGTATTTCTACTATAACCTAGTTTTTCTTCTAGCTGATTTAAAGAAAGACCCCGTTTTTTCGATAATTCTTTAATTTTTTCAAACGTGTAAAGCATTGATTTATCAACCTTTCTGAGAGATTGACAAAAATATTTTAAATTATTTTATTAAAAACTATTGACAATTTTAAATAATTGATTTAAAATGATTTTTGTAAGTGATAAGCAACTAAAAAAACAACTAAAAAATAAAATGATAAAATCAAGTTTTGGCGAACCGGTTTTATTAAGTTATCAATGTTTTCTTTATGTATTCATTTTAAATTATCTATTTAAAATTGTCAATAATAATTTGGAAATATGTTTAATTTTTTAGTTGCTTTCTCCTTACAAATTTTAAAAAGGAGGAAACGTATATGCCGGATATTGACGTAGGACGAAAAAAAGTAGTTGCTTTCTTGGAAAAGAACAACATTAAAAAAAGCGATTTGGCTTCAGTGTACGGCCGGGACCGTCAAGAAGTAACTAACATTCTAAGCGGTTCAACCCGTGGGCCAAAAGCAAACAAATTCATTTTGCAAGTCATTGCTGATTACAACATTGACTAAAAGAAAAAAGAAGCACCCAAAGAATTGAGCGCTTCAGAAATTTTAACTACTTACATTATAACACAAACTAGCTTGCCCGCATAGTTGAGGGGGTGGAAATGGAAAATATAAGTTTACCGCCTTTAATAAATGATGAAATAGCAAAGATGGCTATACAAGAGCTTCTTCAGTTTGCTAAAGAAGAAGTTAAAAAAGAAATGGAAGCCGAACAGCTCCCGATAAATCAAAAAACTTTATGTAAAAAGTTTGGATTTGACCACAGCTATATTAAATATTTAAGACGGAAAGGCCTGAAATACCGAAAGCAAGGCCGGGATAATATGTACGACTTAAAGGACGTATACGAAATTTTTGAACAATTAAAGGAGATTGAACAATGTTAGAACCAAGCCAAACAAGCCAACTTTTAGGCACGGTAATGGCCGGAACATTATTCTTTAGTGCTGGTTTCCTTGCTTCCGTGATTGACCACAGAATAGCAAAGAAGCGCGAAAAGAAAGCCCAAAAGATTGCAGAATTACAAGCGTTTTGGGATCAGGAAATAGCTGAACATGATCGGAAAGTTATTGAAGAACATAATAACCAAATGGCGATTTTAAGAAAACAGTCTATTTCTGATAATGATTGGAGCCTAGACAATGTTTTTTAAAAAAGCTAGAAAGATTAAGAAACTTGAAAATATTATTGAGATCCAAGACAGCCGAATACTTGAACAAGGGGACCTTCTACGGGTAACGCTTGAACAGGAAAGAAAGCTAACAAGGATCAAAAATAAACAAGACGTCCTTATAAGAAGTCAAAAGGAATTGATTTTGAAATATAAATTAATGATTAAAGACTACCAAGATAAAGAAAGAAATGTGAGGTTTTAACCATGCTTTATGAATTAGTAGGGCAGTACCTAGATATCTATAACATGGATATTGATGAAGAAACCAAGCTGGACACTATCGAAGCGCTGGGGCTGGATGAAGAAATAGAAACCAAGGCGGAAAATTACGCTATGGTGATCCGGAACCTAGAAGCAGAAAATACAGCTTACAAGGCGGAAGAAGAACGCCTTAAAAAGAAACGCGACACCAACACTAAAAAAATTGAATGGTTGAAACGTAACCTTCAGGGAGCTATGGAAGTAACAGGAAAAACCAAGATTAAAGGTAAGCTGTTCACTCTATCGGTCCAAAAATCAAAAGAAAGCGTTATTGTGGATGAAGCAAGCCTACCTAAAAAATATTGGGTGAAAAAGGTAACTGAAGCCCCTGACAAAAAGGGATTGTATGACCTTTTGAAAGAAGGTAAAAAAGTGAAAGGCGCAAGCCTTCAGGAAAATCGTAGTTTAAGGATTCGATAAAATGAAAATTTTAACTATTGACCCTTCTTCAAATAAGGCCAAAGACAGCACTTCAGGGATCGCCTACCTCAATAATGCCCGTTTAATAAATTATTGGGTAGTACCTAAAGGGCTACCACATATTAAACAGTGGTTTGATGAAATAGGCTATGAACTAAAACCGGACGTGGTAATAATTGAAAAATTTGAAGCGCGTGACAATGACTTATCTAAAGATAATTCAGTAATGGAAACTATCGCTTACTTTCAATTATTTTTCCCGGAAGCTATTCTACAACGTAACGCCGGGTATCAGTCAGATATACCAAATGAACTACTAAAGGCCCTGAACCTTTGGAAGTTCAGCAGAAGCCATCACCAAGACGTGAGGGCGTCGGTCCGGCTGGGCTTATTTTGGGCCGTAAGAAATGACATTGAAGAAGTTGTTTCAGATATTGGAAAGGCGGTGATAGAAAATAGCGATACAGCTTAAAAATTGGCAAGAAGAAGCCGTCAAGCGTAGCGACAGGCTGACAAACGGTATCTTTTTAGAAGCCCTTGGGGGCCGTGGCAAAACAATTTGCGCCCTTGAGATTTGCAAGCACAAGAAAGCTAAGAAAGTCTTGATCTTAAATAACCGCTTATCCATTCTTGAAGGCTGGAAAGACACGGTTCAAAAGTTTAACTATTCGGATAATTGCGATTTTGAAATTATCACGGATAGAACTTTACAGAATAGGATTAAAAAGGGCCTTAAAATCGCTTGTGACGTCTTAATAATAGACGAATGGCAGAATATGAGCAGTGACAAATTAAGGGGCTTATATCGCAAAATAAAGCGTAAATACACTATAGGGCTATCCGCTACCCCAATCCGAAAAAAAGGCTTGAATTTCTACCCGCTTGAAAAAACAATCTTTGGGCGCGCTGATCCTAATAATAAATTTGATTGGCAAAAAACACATGGACAAATGGTTTACGATCCGTTTTCTTATTCAAAAGAAAAGTGGAAAGATTTTAAAAACTATGAAGCCTATGTTAATAATCTCCCTAACTTCTTCCGCTGGGAAGAAATCGAAAAGATTGAGCAAGCAACGGAAAACAACGGTTACAAGATCCGCTTCTATAAGAACACTTTAAAAGTCGGAAATCCGGAGCTTTTAAAGAAGTTCAGAAAGTTGAATTTAGTAACGGTTAATGGAAAGACGGCCATAGCAAAACAATCCTTTGGCCGGGCTACCTTTGAACGTTACCTTCAACAAACCGGGGTAGAAGTTGATTTTCCAAAGTTAAAACCAACAAACCAAGATACCCCGTTACTAACCACGCTTGACGGTTTAATAAATCGAACTCCTGAAGATATGCTTATAGTCAGCAAGTCCAAACAGATTGTAAATGTGATCCATGAACGACACCCGAAAATAGGAATTTGGACCGGGGACCGACAGGAAGGCCTAGACAAAAAAGTAGTGGTAGCTACTAGCCAAGTCCTAGGCGTCGGAGTGGATGGCTTACAACACAAATACAAGACTATTGTAGTCCTTGACCCGGTAAGTGAAGAATCCGGGGAGTATGACGATTATAGGCAATTACTTTGGCGGATCACGGGAAGCAGGCAACAGCATGATGTGAACGTGATAGAGTTTTATTTTAAGGAAGGATAACAGATGAATATTGAAACAATCGTATTCAGTACACTAATTTTTCTAGTAGGCTTTTTACTAGGGGAACGCGCAACAAAAAATGAAGAAAAGAAAGATAATGAGGATTTAAACCATGACTAAAGTAACAACTAAATACTATGTATTCCGTGACAAAGAAGCAGGCGATTTTTTGGCTAAATACCAAAGTAAAGGCACACTTGCATACCATGCAGAATATACGGATGAAATTCATAAAGCTTTAACAATGATTCCGGAAGCTTATGAAGCGCAAAAGAAACAAATGAAATTGCTTGCTAAAACGCTAGGCGCTGAAATCATTGAAGTTAACGCAACTTTTGAATTAACTTACCCGAACGGGGATGAAATCCGTGAAATCGAAAAAGATGATTCAGATGGCCTTGGTGCCTTTGGCGAATTTCTAAAACGCCGTTTAGCTGAAGCGATTTTTGGGGAAGGTGAATAAAATGGCCTTTAAACTACCTGAAAACAAACCACAGATCCCAAAGGACACGCCCCGGAACTTCTTCTTCTATGGTGAAACCATGTCCGGTAAAAGCTATTTGGCGAATGAGTTCCCGGCGCCTATCGTCCTAAATACAGATGGTAACGCTGAAGCTAACACCGTCCCTTCAATCCAATTAGTGAACGAAAAGGATGAACAAGGGCGAATTACTAAAAGCGTCATTTCTCAAATTGGTGAAATTCTTTTGGCTTTGCAGACTCAAAAGCACACTTACCAAACCGTGGTAGTGGATGTAATTGATGATGTGATCGAAATGATCAAAATTGCCGTTTGTGATGAATTAACACCGCCCGGAAAGCCCCGCTTAAAATCCTTGTCAGAAATTCCTTATGGGAAAGGGTACGACTTTTTCAATCAGGCGATCACTGAAATGGTAATTGACCTGAAGGCCCTACCTATGAACGTCATTTATATCAGCCGTCAAGTATCTGAATATGATGATAATGGCAACGCTACAAAAGACAAACCAAGTCTAAAGGATAAGTATGTAAACCTAATTAATGGTAATTCAGATTTGATGATCCACACTGAAAAAGTTGGTAACAACTATAACAGGGAAGTGGAACGCAAACGCAAGAAATACTACATGGATCAGGTTGATGATAAGGCTATCTTGAAAATCTTATCAACAATCCGCGGGGCCTTGGAACCAGCAAAAGCACCAAGCAAGCCGGCACCAGCTAAGAAAGAAGAAGCTAAGGAAGAAAAACCAAAGGCGACTAAACCACAGGCGACTAAACCACAGAAGACAGAAAACGTTTCTGAAGATGATCTTTTCTAATTTTTTAATACAACAATTTTAAATAAATAATTTAAACACAAAAGGAGAATTAAACAATGAGTTTACTAGACATTGCACAATCAATCAAAAAAGAAGGGTTTGACCCTCGCAAAGACAGCGCAAACGGCCCGGCACCAATTCCAGCCGGTGAATACCAAGCTATTCTAAAATCTGTACAGTTTAATGTAGCAGAAAGCGGATGGGAAAGCCTTCAATACCGCTTTGAAATTCGTGGTGGTGATTACGACGGCCGGACCGAATACGTTTCATTCGGTACGCTTGACACTTGGAACGGAAAAGATATTGGATGGTCTGTACAACGTACAATCAAGTTTTTCCAAAAAGCCTTGGCCTTTGCGGAAGACGCACCCCTTAAAGCTGATTTTGATGATGGTAAGGCCCTTGAAGAAGCTCTTAACCGTAAAGCGGTAGGAACCTACTATACATTGGAAATCATTGAAACAGAAAGCAAAGGTAAAACATACCGCAACTATGATCTTGATGAAGCTGAAGGTCTACCAAATACAAGCGCCGTAGAAGTAAATGATGATGATCTACCATTCTAACATTTAGGAGTAAATAGGAATGGCTAGCATGAAGCACTACGCTTTACAATATCAAAAGTTAGGCTTTGCCGTCATTCCTATCAACCCTAAAAATAAAAGGCCCATGATAGAGTTTGCGGACAAGCCCAAAATGACAGCGGAAGAAATAGCGGAATTTTGGGACCAGCACCCCAACGCTAACATAGCCTTAAAGACTACTAATTTCTTTGTAATTGATATTGATAAGCATGGAAAAGAAAACGGGTTTGAATCACTCAAACGCTGGAAATATTTAAACCTGATTGAACCGACCTTACAAGCCAAAACCGCAAGCGGTGGGAAGCATTTATTCTACTTTAAAAGGGAAGATAGCCCAATCACTCAAATGATTGGTTTTCTTCCGGGGGTGGATATAAAGGCACATGAAAATAATTATGTTTTGGTAGCACCTTCCGCGACTGAAAAGGGTCAATATGAATGGGACTTGGAGAAATCAAGTGAAGGCGGAACAATGGTAACACCTTCTAAGGAGTTAATTCAAGCCCTGAAAAAGACCTACCAAGAAACACACGGGTACAGATCTGAAGGCCTGAAAGACCTTAAAGAAAGAAGCCTATACCGTGAGAAAAACCAAACAACGGATTTATTTGAAACTATCGCGGTAGGTTTTGGGGATGAAGGCGGACGAAATGACAAACTAGCGAAGTTTGTAGGCGGTTTGTTATTCCGGGCCGTGGATGAAGAACACGTTTTAAAACTTGCAGAAATCGCAAACGGAAATAGTTTAAACCCTTTACCCGATATTGAGGTAAGGAGGACGGTGGAAAGTATGATCAAGAAAGATAGAAGGGGGTGAGAAAAATTGGTAATGTAATAAGCATAGACAAAAACCCTAAATTAGTTTTAACAGCTAGCGGGGATATAAAAAGCACTAGTCCGGCAAACGTGGTAATGTCCCTTAAAGCGGATGAACAGCTAGGGCAGTATCTAAGGAGAAATGACTTCTCCCAAGAATATGAACTTACGCAAGAAATCCGGCTTGGAAATACCACGTTTCAAGCTGGTGAGTTGCCCGCTAGTTTTGTAAGTGTTCTTACGGTGTATTTTGAAAATAATTTAGGGGTTGTTTATTCACCAAACGCCATGAAAGCCGGCCTTGAAACCTTCTTTTCTGAAAGATCCTATAACCCGGTGATGGAATACATGGAGCGCGTGGCCAAAGAGTGGGACGGTCGGGAACGGATCGGGAAAATGTTTCAGCACTATTTAGGTGCTGAAGATACCCCCTTAATTTCCAAGATAGCGGAAATGTGGCTAGTCGGAGCCGTGGCAAAAGTTTATGAACCCTTTACCAAGTTTGATTATGTTTTAGACTTGGTGGGTGGTCAGGGAGTGGGTAAAACGTCCCTACTTCAGAAAATCGGTGGCCCTTGGTACACCGACGCCGTGACCGACTTCAACAATAAGGATAATTTTGACATTATGTTAAAAAGCCTGATTGTTAATGATGATGAAATGGTGGCAAGTAACCGGATGTCATTCGCGGAAACTAAAGCTTTTATTTCAAAGACTAGCTTACGTTACCGGCGCCCTTATATGTCCAAAACGGAAGAATTTGCCAAAAACTTTATTTTGGCCCGGACCACAAACCAAAGGGAATACCTGAAGGACAAGACCGGTGAGCGTCGCTTTCTCCCCGTGCTGGTTGATGGTTCTAAGCAAAGAAAACACCCTATGGAGATTGAACAAAATACCATAGATCAGATCTGGGGGGAAGCCGTTTCAATCTTCAAAGAAGGCTTTGAATTGAAATTTGACGCGGAAACGGAAGCGGAACTTGAAACGTACCGAGAAACATTCATGTACAGGGATGAAGTCGAAATTCAAGTAATGGATTATCTTGAAATGCCTATTCCCTCACATTGGGAACGTATGCCGGCACAACGTCAACACCAATACACGGCGTCTTGGTTTGACAATTCTTCAGAAATCGAATTTGGGACGGAAGAACTCAAAAGAGTTTCAACCCGTGAAATCATGTATAACTTGTTTATGAAAAATTCAAATGATCGGAAGCTTTCCGCAAAGATCAATTTAATTATTGATCACCTCCCAAATTGGGAGAAAAGAGCTTATAAAGCAAACGGAAAAACTATAAAAGGCTTTGTTAAAATTAAGTAAAAATTTTATGACTTTGTGAAAAAAAATTACGGTAACCGATCGGTAACCTACGGTAACTTTCGGTAACTTTTGGGGTGGAGATCGGTAACTTTTTGGGAGATCGGTAACCTTACGGTAACCGTGAAAACCCTTGGTATTACTGACTTTATTAGTACTAATTATATAAAAGTTACCGAGTTACCGTATTTTATAAAAAAAGTATAAAAATATTTATAAATAATAAGAAAGCCTATTATATCAACGTTTGTAAAAAATAAAATTAAAAAAGTTTTAAAAATACGGTAACCCGGTAACCCGGAAAATTTCACAAACTTTTTGAAAGGATAAATATGGAAAAAGAAAAGAGTTTTGAGCAAGTTTTGACTGAACTTGTGGAGAAAGATTTGATTAATGAGCCGGACCACTATAAGGGTAAAAACGGAATGGAAGTGATCGACGTGATCAAAAATTTTGCACCTTGTCCGGAATATGCTGAAGGGTTCTTCTTTGGAAATGTCGTTAAATATGTTTTACGACATTCAAAAAAGAATGGTTTGGAAGATCAAAAAAAGCCCAAAAATATTTGGGTTGGTTAATTGAGTATTTGGAGCAAGGGAAGAATGAAACGGGAACTAATTGAAGATACGATTCAGAAATATCAAGATTTACTAGATGATGAAGAACATTTTCAACGGTTGAGAAATTTCTTACCTAGAACAGCGATCCAACAACGGAAAGAATGGATCAGAAGAAGAATTAAAACTTTAAAAGAGGATTTAAAAAATGCGGATGAGTAAAAAAGTAAGTGACCTTGTATTTAGTACAAAGATGTGGTTTATTGCCCGTGGTATCGAACAAGGGGACGTAAATAAGCAAGGCTTGAAATTGATTGAAGAAATGGGGGAGTTAGTTTCAGGTTACCTTAAAAACAAAGAAGACGTTATCAAGGATTCAATCGGTGATGTGGCTGTAGTAGTGATTGGTTACGCTATGATGGCCGGTGTAAGCCCTGAATTTATCTTTTTTGACCGTAAAGAAGACTACCTACCAGACTTTGGCGGGGTTCAGGCTTGGATTTGGATGATGGCAGATAGCGCCTTTCAGGCTAAAGTAGCGCAAGACCTAGGAATTGAAAACACTATTAAATACAACCTTTCAAACATTATCCTTTACTTGGATTTGATTTGTAAGGAATTAGGGTATGATTTTGTAGAATGTTTTGGACTTGCATATGAAGAAATCAAAGATAGAAAAGGGCGCTGGGTTAATGGTAGTTTTGTAAAGGAACAGGATTTGGAAGATGAATAAACAAGAATTAATTAAAAAATATGTATATATGAAACGTAATCTTGAAATGTGGGTATCTATTCCTGATATCTTGGAAGATCTGAAGCAACTAGACGAACCACAGAAAGTAAAAATTCCTAAATTTGTCGCGGAACGTATTGAATACGCACAGGCAAGTGATTGGGACCTAGAAGATGTTTTTCTAAATATAGCTAATGAGCTAGATACTTCTGAGATTTCCGAATGGTTTTACACACAAGGGAACATGGATGTTATCGCCCTCGCTTGGTTGGATGGGTATGAAATCGAACAGGAAAAGCGGTACGCGATTAGATTTAAAAATATTCGCAAAGAAACAAACTACCTAAAATATGATAGGGTTGTTAAAAATTGGTATCTTGGGGCTGAAGAATTTTCCAAAGAAAGAAAAACATACCACACGAAAAAAGAATTAGAAAGTTCCGGTTTTGATTGGGTGTTTAATTGTCCGGGAATTGAAGTAAAGGAAGTGAAAGAATGATATTATCGGATGAAGATTATCTGGAATTTATAAAAGAAGGACAAAAATTTGCTTTGGAGAAACTCAAAGATTATTTCCAAAACGATGTAGAAAACGATGTAGAAAAGGAAGTGAAAGAATGATTCCAAAATTTAGAGCATGGGATAAGGTTGACAAAGAAAAATATTTTGCTGATGAAATTAATTTTAATTGTGGGGAATTTGAATCCATTGGAAATGGTATCACGTTCTTACGTGGGGCGGAAAAAATTGAGCTTATGCTTTCCACAAATACTAAAGACAAAACCGGAAAAGAAATCTTTGAAGGGGATATTCTTCAGATTGATTTCATTAAAGCCATTGTACGTTTTGGGCAATACCGCTACTATGACAATGCTGGTAAAGATGTTTTGACAGGTAACGGCTTTTACTTGGAATGTTTGAACGTCATGGATCCGGATTGTATTTCACCTTATGAAACAGATATTCTTCATAAAGCTGAAATTATCGGGAACATTTACGAAAATCCTGAATATGATCAAAACTTTGTAGGCTTCCAAATTAAGGGGGAATAATCATGGCGCTTGTGTATTTGAGAATGTTAGAAAATGATCAAATTAAAAATAATTTTATTATCAATACTAATAATATTAAATCTATTTTTAAATTTCAGGGCGTGAATAACTCAGGTTTTGAAGTGTACTTAATGAGTGGTACAGTTTTTAACTTTAACCAAATTTACTACCAAGGCAATTTTATATATGTCCACACTATGGATCAACTTTACAGCCTTTTAACAAAATTAGATCGCGGGGAAATTCAAGATGGATCTTCATAATTTCTTATGCTTGCTATTTATTCTTGTGTGGGCGCTGGGCCTATCGTGGGCTTGTATCGTGGCCTTCCGGGCTAACAGAAAGGGGAAAGATGAATAAAAAAGAAGGTTTTATTTTTTTCCTTGCTTTCCTTGCGGTCTTTCAAATTGTAATGCTTAATTGGGAAGTTATCGAACAAAGAAACAAAATTAAAAGGCTTGAAAACCAGCCTAAAACGATCATTTACAAGCTTGATAATGCCGGGGGTATAATTGACCAAGCCGGGAAAATAAGCGCTAAAAACGTCCTAGAGGGGCGTTATACAGTGACTATAAAAGGTTATGGGAATTTCCTAGTGACTAAGGAACAATACGACAGCTTGAAAGTGGGGGATCCTATACCTGATTATCTTAAAATAAGGGGGAATTAAAAAAATGGAATTGGATGAATTAATTAAAAAATACGAATCTTGGAAGCTTCACGCAAATGATGAAATTGAATTGGCCTACGTTACTCTTTTTCTTGCGGATCTCAAAAGTCTGAAAAAGAGATGTACCGTGGAATTAACTGTAAACCGTGAAGGGGTTCAATTACTATGAGTAATTTCACAGATTTCTTTGAAGAATATGACCGCTTACGCTTTGAATATCGTTCTACGGAAGATTTCCTTGTTTCTTTAGGGGTGGAAAATCCAGCTACTTTAGCGTGTAGGCTAAACGCTTATAAAAGGAATAAGCTAGTTCCGCCCCCTTCCGTGCTTCAACTTTTTGAGTTAGTCATGGATCCGGTATTAATTACTAATTGCATGGCTGACTACCTAAACGAAAATGAAACTCAAAATTGCGGGAAGTTCGATAATATGGCTATGGAATATATTGATAAATACCGTAAGGCAGAAACTAAAATAGTCAAAGATCGAAGAAAGGCCCGGAAAGAAGCCTATAGAAACCTTATCAAAGAAAGGTGCTTACTGCTTGGAGTTTAACTTTTACGCCCGCAAGCTGTAAAAGGCTTCCGGGTGGTTAGTGTATCGGAAAATATTATTAAGAAAGGGGGTTGAAAACTCCTAAACAAATATAAATCTATCCGGGGCGTCTGATACACGCGCCCAAAATAAAAAAAGCCGGCGTACTGCAAGACCGACTTCTTTCATGAAACAAAAATATATTAAATAAGGAGTATTCTTATTATATCATTTTTCAAAAGGAGTTACGGGGTTTGAGTATCAAGGCACAAGAATTACTTGATGAATTGCAAAAATTAGACATTGACATAAAAAGCCGAATGGATGAAATTAATGAACTAGAAGCCGGGCTACTATCAAGCCCTAAATTTCAGGCCGATAAAGTTTCAGGCGGTAAGGGCCGGAAAGTTGATGATGTCTATACACAGTTGATTGTTATGAAAGAAGCTATAGAACAAGACACGGCCGAAATTATTGACAGAAAACTAGAACTTGGTAGAATGATCAATAAATTAAAAGACCCTAAACAAAGGACCGTGCTAAGGCTTACTTACATAGTCAAAAAACACGTTTTAGATATTTGTAATGATTTGGACGGTATTTCACTACCAACATACTACCGTTTGAAGCGGTCCGCGATTGGTGAATTAGAGAAAATCTTGAATGATAACAAATGACATTCAGTGTTAAGGCACGATTTAGGCAATGTGTTACAATGGTATTTGTCAAGTAATGGGGATAAAACAACGGCGTTTTATCCTTTTTTTTATTGCATTTTATCAGAAAGGAGCCAAAAGAATTTGGGAATGACGGAAAGGCAAAAGATTTTTGCAGATCATTATATCATTTCATTAAACGCTACGGAAGCTTATTTCAAGGCTTATCCGAAAACTAAGAATGAAAGATCAGCACAAGCGAATGGGAGCCGGTTGCTATCAAATGATAAGGTAAAAGCCTATATAGATGAACAGCTTGAAAAACTAAAGTCCGAACGTATCGCAGATCAACAGGAAGTGCTAGAATTTCTTACTTCTGTTATGCGTGGTGAAGTCACTGAACCGCTTTTGGTCCTAGATGGTGAAGGATATCAAAAAGTCGTGGAAGCAAAACCATCAGTAGCAACTAGGCGGGCTTCAGCGGTGGACCTTGGTAAGCGTTACGGCTTGTTTGTGGATAGGCAAGAAATCACTCAACGGGTGGTAGAAATTGAGCTGGGAAGCTGGGATGATGAAGACTAAACCAAAAATCAATATCACCATAGAACGGCCCAGCCGTGTTTTCAATAAGCATATATACGACCACTTGACCGACTATGACACCTTCACAGAAATTCACTACGGCGGTGCTTCCAGTGGTAAAAGTCACGGGGTAATTCAAAAGATAGTATTTAAGAGCCTTCAGCCTTGGAAGCACCCAAGGAAGGTTCTTTTTTTGCGTAAAGTTGGATCAAGTGTTTATGATTCAATCTTTGAAGACGTCAAGCAATGTTTGGAAACATGGGGTCTGCTTGGTGCTTGTAAGGTTAATAATTCCGCTTACCGGATCGAATTACCAAACGGCGCCCAATTTATTTTCAAAGGGTTAGACAACCCGGAAAAAATCAAGTCTATCAAGGGGATCTCAGACGTGATCATGGAAGAAGCTTCAGAATTTACCTTGGACGATTATACACAGTTGACCTTGCGTTTGCGGGATAAGAAACACCCTAAGAAGCAGATCTATTTGATGTTTAACCCGGTATCTAAGGTTAATTGGGTATATAACGCCTTCTTTGTTAAGAAGCCTAAAAATACCGTTATCTATCAAACGACATATAGGGATAACAGGTTTCTTGATGATCTCACAAAGGAAAACATTGAGGAACTAGCTAACAGGAATGAAGCCTATTACAAGATTTACGCTTTGGGCGAGTTCGCAACGCTGGACAAGCTTGTATTTCCAAAATATAAGAAGCAACTCTTAAACAAGGAAGAATTAAAACAATTCCCGTCTTATTTTGGCCTTGACTATGGTTTCATAAATGACCCTAGCGCCTTCATGCACATTAAGATAGATGATGAAAATAGGCGCTTGTACATTGTGGAAGAATATGTAAGGAAGGGCCTGACTAATGACAAGATAGCTGAAGCAATAAAAGCCCTTGGATATGCTAAGGAAATTATTAGGGCCGATAGTGCTGAAAAGAAATCTAATCAGGAACTAAGGAATTTAGATATTCCACGGGTGATTGATGTACTAAAAGGACCCGGATCAGTTATGCAAGGAATCCAATACATTCTACAATATGAAATTATCGTGGATGAAAGATGTGTAAAGACCATTGAAGAATTAGAGAATTACACTTGGAAGAAAGACCGGGCAACTAATGAATACATTAATGAACCGGTGGACAGCTATAACCATTGTTTAGACGCTATGCGCTACGCTATCCAAGACAGAATTTTCCAAGCTAAGAAAGAATTGGACGTTAATAAGACGATTTCAAAAGTTAACCGATTATTTAGAAGGTAGGTAGAAAATGGATCATGTAAATGAATTTGAACACGGTTTAGATATTGAGGTAGGAACTAGAAGCGATTCTTTACGCTTCGACAGTGCTTCTAATGAACCCTTTAGATATTCTTCTAGTGAAGCATTACTAGAAACCCCTGAAGGGAAGAAAGCCTTAAAGGATATGTTAGGAGTGTTCTTTGATAGTCAGAAAAAGCGTTTGCGTATTTTAGCTTCATACGCCAAAGGGGAAAACCATAGTATTTTATACGGTAAACGCCGGCTGGATAAAGAGAAAGCTGATTACCGCGTAAGGCACCGCTGGGGTGGTTATATTTCAAGTTTTGCTACTTCTTACGTTATCGGAAATCCGGTAACCGTAGGAGTGCTGGAAGGTGGGAATAAAGACCAGCTTCAGGCCATTAAAGAAATTGAATGGAATAATGATATTAACGCCCTGAATAATGATTTAGCCTTTGACGCTTCAGTTTATGGCCGGGCTTATGAGTATCACTTCCGGGACCGGGACAATATGGATCGGGTTGTTTTGATCAGTCCGCTTGAAATGTTTGTTATTCGTGACTTAACAGTTGAACAAAACATAATCGGGGCCGTTCACTTACCCATTTATAACGGTATGGTGAATATGACGGTGTACACCAAAGATCAGGTTATCACCTATAAACCTTTTGTCCATTATTCGCCTAGCCTTAAAGTGGATGAAATTACCAAACACAACTACAACGATATCCCGGTTGTGGAGTGGTGGAATAATCGCTACCGAATGGGCGACTATGAAAGTGAGATCTCCCTTATTGACGCTTACGACGCTAGCGAATCAGACACAGCGAATTACATGAGTGATCTGAATGACGCCATGTTATTGATTAAGGGTGACTTGGAAGCTATCGGGGCAACGGCTGACAATGTGGCCAAAATGAAGGACGCAAATACGCTACTACTTCAAACAGGTATCAGCGCAACGGGTCAGCAAACGACAGCGGACGCCGGATATATCTATAAACAATACGACGTAAGCGGAACGGAAGCTTATAAAAACCGTTTGGCGAATGATATTCACCGCTTCAGCCGTATTCCTAACCTAGATGATGATCGTTTCAATTCCACACAGTCAGGTATTGCCTTACTTTATAAGATGATCGGGCTGGAGCAAGTCCGCAAAGACAAAGAAACATACTTTACTAAGGCTTTGCGCCGGCGTTATGAATTGATTAGTAACATTCATAAGGCTGTAAATGGCCCGGTAATCGAAGCGAACAAGCTGACCTTCACTTTTCACCCTAACATTCCGCAAGATGTATGGACTGAAATTAAGGCTTACATTGAAGCGGGCGGGGAAGTATCACAAGAAACCCTACTTAATAACGCAAGCTTTACCGATTATGAAACGGAAGTAGACCGGATCAAGAAAGAAGAAGGCGCAAGCGATTTTGAAAGAGCGAAAAGCGTAGGTGCGGCAGATGAATCTGAAGATAGCGGACAATAAGAGATACAACGCCGAACGCAAGGCCCAAACCGCTTTAATGAAGCGGGATTTAGAGCGTGAAAGAATCTTGGTTGAAATCTATCAGGAATCTTATAACCGCCTTCAGGCTCAAATAGATCGTTTTTATATCAACTATGCAGGCCGTGAGGGTTTAACCAAACAGGAAGCCATGAAACGGGCTGATAGAATGGACGTTACCAAGTTCAATAAGAAAGCCTATAAGGCTGTAAAAGAAAAAGACTTCAGCCCGGCTACTAATGAATGGTTAAGAGTTTATAACTTAAAAATGAAAGTAAGCCGGCTTGAACTCTTAAAGGCTGAATTAGACTTGGAAATTCAGAATTTGACAGCTGAAACTTATGAAATGTTTGATCAGGCCCGTAGGAGCGAAATACTAAGCGAATTTGAGCGCCAAGCGGGGATTTTGGGTAATTCATCCAAGGGAGTGAAAAAGCGCCTAGAAGCGATTTTAGACGCTGATTTTTACGGTGAATCTTTTTCTAACCGTGTTTGGGGGAAAACAGGCTTACAGCAAACCTTACAAAAGGATGTTTTTGCTTCTTTAAACCGTATTTATACGGATATGATGGGGTATAAACAGGAACGGGACCGACTAGCCAAGAAATACGGCGCTAGCCGGTCAAGTGCTGAACGATTGATCAAGACAGAAATAGCCCGAATCAATGCGGACACACAAAAAGAAATGCTGGTGGATGGCGAGTTCACACATTTCATTTTTGTGGCCGAACCGGGAGCGTGTGAGATATGCGCCCCTTTGGACGGCAAGGCCTTCCCGGTTGATGAATTGGAAAAGGGCGTGAATATGTACCCTATGCACCCAAATTGTAGGTGCTCAGGCTATGGACATATTGAACTAAAATATAAAAAAGGTGGTAGCACCTTAAACGATTTTAAACTAAATGAAGAAGATGAACAATGAAAGTAAAAGAACTTGCTGAATTTGTAGAAGAAGGAACGTATTTCAACGTAACACAAGGCGGAAAATGGCTGGATGGTGATTATCCGGTAGATTTTTTGGAATGTGAATTAGAAATAAAAAATATTTTTGTTTCTTCATGTTCAACTATGATTGTTGAAACCTAAAAGAAGATGAAATTTAGAATTTCACCTTCTTTTTTCTTTGTCCAAACCGTGCTGAAGACGTTAAAAGTTGCATGAGTTCGGGGGGGTTGCCCGTAAAAGCGTAGAAAGGAGCCTACTAATGGCAGAAGAACAAAATACACAGGTTGTTGAACCACAATCACCGGAAACAGTTGAGGAACAGGCTAGCACTCCGACACAAGAAGCCGAAAAGATGGTATCAGTGGCCGAAATGCAACGCCGTTTGAAATCTATGGAAGAAAAACATTCCAAAGATACAGCGGACGCAATTTCTAAAGCCTTGGAGAAATACAAGGCAGAAAGCGAACTGACCGGCAAGGAATTGGAAGAATACCGCCGGAAAGAAGCTGAAGCAGAAAAACAGGCTTTACTTGATAAGATCGCAGGTTTAGAAAAAGAACAAACCAAGCGAGAATTGACAGATGAAGCTATTAAAACACTTTCTAGCCGGAAACTTCCGGTCAATGATAAAGTGATTTCTTTTGTTGTTAAAGATACCGCTGAAGGTACTTTACAAGCTATTTCAGACCTTGAAAGCATTATCAGCGAGATCAAGGCTGAATATTCGCAATCGGAACCCCCTAAAGTTTCATCCGAACTTAACGGGGCCGAAAGCACAGATAAAGGGGAAATCTTTAGAAGTTCCCGAATCATTAAATAAGACACCTTAAAGGAGAATTTTAAAATATGACAGTACAAACTTTTAACCCTGATAAAGTCCTAGTTTCAGAAAAGAAAGACGGAACTTTTACCAAGAAAATGACTGATATCATTATGAAGGACGTGGCAGAAAACTCCGTAGTAATGCAACTTGGACAATATCACGAAATGGACGGCTTGCAAGAAAAAACTGTTTACGTTCAAACAGATGGAGTTTCCGCTTATTGGGTAAATGAAACCGAAAAAATCAAGACTGATAAACCTGAAGTCGTTCCGGTTACTCTTAAAGCTCACAAATTGGGGATCATTCTTGTCGCTTCCCGTGAAGCCCTTAATTATACATGGGAAAAATTCTTTGAAGACATGAAACCGCAGATCGTGGAAGCCTTCTATACTAAGATTGATGAAGCTGGACTTTTGGGCCATGAAACACCTTTCGCTAACTCAGTTGCTAAATCTGCTAAAGATTCAAGTCAGGTTGTAGTTGGTCCTATCAACTATCAAAACATTCTTGAATTGGAAGATAAGCTTTATGAAGCGGATATCAACCCTAATGCCTTTGTTTCTAAAGTTCAAAACCGTTCTGCATTGCGTGAAAGCCGTGACGGTGACAAGAAAACAATTTACGACAAAGCAACTAATACCATTGATGGTATTACTACGGTTGATCTTAAATCAAAACAATTTAAGAAAGGCGACCTTTTGGCCGGTGACTTTAATAGCTTGATCTATGGGGTACCTTACAACATCAACTTCAAGATTTCTGAAGAAGGCCAAATTTCAACTATGAAAAACTCAGACGGTACACCTATCAACCTATTCGAGCAAGAAATGGTAGCAATTCGCGTTACTATGGATATCGCTGTAATGGTTACTAAGGCAAACGCGTTTGCTAAGTTGACCGCTTCCGCTGAAAACGTCTAATTAATTAGAAAGGGGTAGTCAATGGCTTATATTGTAACTAAAAATATCATTGATACCAAAGATAATAACCGCTTTTATGAAGTCGGTGACCTATACCCGCGCCCTGATTTTACTGTATCAGGCGCCCGAATTGCTGAATTAGTCGGTAAAGGTGTGATTATTGCTGAAGGTAAAGCGGAAGCACCAGCACCAGCACCGACTGAAGAAGTGGCACCGGCTGAAGAAGCTGAAGAAAAACCACTTGAAAAATTGAAAGTGGCAGAATTGAAAGAGTTACTAGGAAAATCAGGCGTAGAATATGAAGCAGACGCCAAAAAAGCGGATCTAGTAGCACTTGCCCAAACTATCGAAGGAGAATAGAGCGGATGGAAGCGACCCAACTAGCAAAAATCAAACGTCGGTTGGGTATTGATCCGACTGACAATTTAGAAAATGATTTGTTGACCGATCTAGTGGAAGACGCTGAAAGTTATTTCAAAGGCCTGACAGGCACGGCAGAAATAGCTAGTAAGTATAATTTCATGATCGAAAATGTGGTGTATAAGCTATACGGCCGGAAAGGTTCCGAGGGTGTAACGTCTGAAACGGTTGATGGTTATTCTGTTACTTATCAGGAATGGGATAACCTATTCAAACCGTACATGGCCATTCTTAATAAAGATTTCGGCCTAGACGGTTCACAGCGTGAGCGTGGAAAGGTGTTTTTCCTATGAAGACACCGAACCGAATTACCTTAATTTGTGGCGGACGTAAGAAATACAATCCGGAAACGGATAAGTATGAAACGGAAGCAAGAAAGACTGTAATAGTCCCTTGCTTGGTGAATAAAGTCACTCAATCAAAAGTGTTTGAATTGTACGGGAACCGGACAGATACAGTGATTTCTTGCCGGTTTCAGAAAGAGCAAGCGCCTTTTGATCAGGCTGTTTTTAATGGCGATACCTATGAACCTATTGAAGCGATTGACGCCCCTATAAAAGGGGCTGTACGCTTGAAAAAGGTAGGGCCTAACAATGGTTAGTGTTAAATGGCACGGCTTGGAGAAATTGACCATGACCATTTCAAACGCACACCCAAACGCCGTAAAGCTTTCTATAGCGGTCTTGAAAAACAACGGTGAGCGCACTAAGGCAGTAGCAAAGAAGAAAGCCCCTGAAGACACGGGCTTTTTAAAAAATCATATTACTACTTCTTACCCCGGTATGGAAGCACATATTCACGCACAAGCCGGATATTCCGGATATCAGGAATATGGGACCCGGTTTCAGCCGGGGACGCCATTCATGCGCCCGGCGGTTCAGGAAATTCAACCGCAATTTCAGGAAGACATGACAAACGTAATGAAAGGGGTGTTTAAATGACGCCAAACCACGAATTATTCAGATTAATTTATCAGTTGGCTGAAGCAAAAGCACCAACTTTTGACTTTTTGCCGGAAGCTGGGACAAAATACCCCTTTGTCTATATAGGTGAAAATACGGCACAGGAAGCCCAAAATAACGACCTTTGGGGAACGGTGGGCCAAACGGTCCATATTTACGCTACAAGGGCACAACGGGCCATTTTGGACGATATTTCAGCCTATTTAGAAACGCTTGTCAAAAATATTTCCGGGAAGTGGGAATATAATTTAAACCACACTACTACAAACAAACAGATCATACCCGATAACACAGACGTCCAACCATTGCTTCATGTGGTCCTGGACTTTTTTTTTACCTATACAAAGAAGGAGAAAAATAACTAATGGCAGAATTAATGCAAGGAAAAGACTATATTGCATTTTTCCGACGCGTCAAAGATCAAAAGAAACAAGACGCCGGGAAAGTAAGATTCCAAACGGAATTAACTTTGAACGCTGAAAAAGAAGTAGAAACCACAAAAACAAAAGATGGAGTTGTTAACTCAGTTTCAGACGGTGAAACTTCAGGCGAATTTACTTCACTAGCTTACCGTGAAGATAAAGATACAGTCAATATGTGGAAAGAAATGCGCACTTGGTTCCGCAATACGGATAAAATTGAAGTTTGGATTGTGGACCTTGCAAGTAAGTTTGAAGATGGCGGAAAGGAAAAATACGACGTGGAATATTACCAAGGATTCTTCAAAAACTTTGAAATTTCCGCGCCGGCAGATGATAAAGTAGAACTTACTTATGAAATGGCGATTGATGGAAATGGTGTGATCAGCACTGACACACTCACAGAAACCCAAAAATCAGCCATTAATAAGGCGCAATACGAATACCACACTTTGGCTAAAGAGGGCGAAGGTACAGGGTTACCAGCCTAATTTTTCAGGGGCTTTAAAAGCCCCTTATTTTTTTGGATTTAAAGGAGAAAAAAGACATGATTTTAACTATCGGTGGAAAAGAATATATTTTACATTTTGGAATTGGTTTCTTGCGTGAAATGAACAAGCTTCATTCAGCGGAACTTGAAGGAATGAAAACCGGTTACGGTGCTATGACACTATTTAACGCTGGGAAAGCTTTAAATGACCCTTTGGCTTTTATTGATGTGATCAAAGCCGGGACAGTAACGGAAGCACAAAAGCCGTCTAATGAAGCTATTGAAAAATACCTTGAAGAACTAATCTTAAATGATCAGTATGACAAAGTTATTGAAGACTTGGTTAATGAGTTAAAAGCGTCGCCCCTACTCAAAAAGGCAATGAACCTAGTAGAGTAGGGAACTCCGAACAGTCAAGTTCTAATTTTGGCTATGATGAAGCCCTAGCGCTCCTTATTGCCCGGCACGGTATGACCTTCCGGGAAGCAATGCGGACCACGCTAGAAGAATTTGAAATTTATAACATGGCCTACGCTATTCAGCAAGAAGATAAGCGCCTAAACTCCGCTATTCAGGCTTGGTTTAATCAATCTGTTAAAGCGCAAAAAGGCCGGGGCAAGTCAGCCCGTCCAGCGTTTAAGAATTTTGAAGAATTTTATAACCATAAAGAAGAATTTGACAGGATTTTCCAAAAAAATCAACCTACAAAAGAAACCGTACCGCCTAGAAAACTAGACATGGCGGAACGTAACAGATTAATTAATCAAGCAAGGAAAGGGGGTAATTAATGGGAGCAGATTTTGACGTAACGGCCATACTGAAGGCGAACGTTTCAGACTTTAGAAGCGGTTTAAAGGAAGCCCAAAGTTCTTTGGAAAGCTTACGGAACCAAACCGGGTCAAGTCTTGAAAAACTAAGCGGTTCACTTCATGGCGTCGGTGATTCCATGATCAAGGTAGGGGCCGGAATGACAGCCGGTTTCACTTTGCCGGTGGTTGGTGCTATCGGTGGGGTTGTCAAGTCGTTCGCAAGCTTGGAACAGGCTGTAGGTGGTATCGAAACCATGTTTAAGGGTTCCGCTGATACTGTTATCAAAAATTCAGAAACAGCATACAAGCGGGCCGGCGTTTCCGGCGTGAAATATATGGAGCAAGTCACTTCATTTAGTGCTAGCTTGCTTCAGGGACTTGGTGGTGACACGGCACAGGCCGCCAAATATGCGGATATGGCTATAGTTGATATGTCTGATAATGCGAACAAGTTCGGTACTAACATTTCAGACATTCAAAACGCTTACCAAGGTTTTGCAAAAGATAACTATACCATGCTTGATAACTTGAAACTTGGTTATGGTGGTACACAGGAAGAAATGGCCCGGCTGGTTAATGAATCCGGCGTAATGGGTGACAGCTTCAAGGCTACGGCTAAAAACGTGAAAGACATTCCGTTTGATAAGTTAATTCAAGCTATCCACGTTACACAAGAGCGCCTAGGAGTAACCGGAACCACAGCAAAAGAAGCGAGTGAAACAGTTTCCGGATCTTTTGAAGCTATGAAAGCTTCAGCCCAAAACCTTGTGGCCGGCCTTGGTCAGAAAAACGCTGATATAAAAGGCCTAATGCAAAACTTAAAAGATACAATTATCAACTTTAAAAATAACATTGTACGGGTATTAGGTACTATTTGGGATAACTTACCACTTTCACCGCTTCAAAAATGGGTGGGAGCCTTCACCGTAGCAATCGGGCCTATTATGACAGTAGTAGGAACGGTTACAAAGGTAGTAGGGACCATTGTAGGGGTAGTAAGTAAGGTTTCAGGCGCTATTTCAAGCCTGATCGCTGGTTTTCAAAGTGCTACCGCTGGGGGATCAGCTATTTCCGGCGTTTTTGGTTCAATCGGTACCGCTATAGGTTCCATTACCGCCCCGGTTTGGGCTGTAATTGGTGTTATTGCGCTATTTGTGGCCGGTTTAGTGGGTCTTTATAAGTCTAGTGAGGAATTTAGGGACAAGGTTAATTCAGCCTTTCAGGCTGTTTCTAAGGCCGTATCAAGCGCCATTAATGAAGTAGTGGCCTTTGTAAAACAGATCTTTGGAAGCCTTATTTCTTGGTGGAATGAAAATCACCAGCTTATTCTTCAGACGGCTGAAACAGTTTGGAACGCTATTAAATCAGTAGTAGAAACGATTGTAAACGCAATCGCCCCAATTATTGAAGCCGGATGGAACGCTATAGTTCCAATGGTTAAAACTGTTTGGGACCTGATCAAGAATGTAGTTGAAACCGGCTTAAATGTAATTCTAGGAATTATCAAAATGATCATGCAGATCATTAATGGCGATTGGTCCGGGGCGTGGGAAACGCTCAAAGGGATCGCCTTGAGTATTTGGGAAGGTATCAAAACAGCGGTAGGAATCGCTATTCAGGGCCTTACTCAAGTCATTCAAGCAGGCCTTGAATTGTTGAACCAAATTTGGACAGCTATTTGGAATACTATTGTAGCGGTTGTTGGTCCTATTTGGGATGTGATTGTTAATTTAGTTACTACGGCAGTTACAGCGGTTTGGAACGTAATTCAAACAATCATGACTACAATCTCAGATGTTTGGAATACTATTTGGAACACGCTTTCTACAGTAGTTTCAACCGTTTGGAACGCTATTTCTCAAACAGTTACGACGGTATTTACAGCTATTTGGAACACCATTCAAACGATCCTTAACACCATTTCAGAAATTTGGTCAAATATTTGGAACACCATTAAGGCGGTGTTTGCTGGGATCTTGTTAACTATCGTAGGGCTTGTTACAGGTAACTTTGATCTTATCAAACAAGCCATTACAGGCGCTTGGAATGTCATCGTACAAAGTACGCAAGCGATTTGGAACACTATCGTTTCCTTTTTGGGTTCAATTTGGAATGGTATTACTTCAACAGCAACAGCAATTTGGAATGGAATAAGTTCGCTTATCTCAAATGTAATGAACGCTATCTTTTCAACTATTTCAAGTATTTGGAATAGTATAAGTTCATTCATTTCCGGAATTTTAAGCGGTATTTCTTCAACCGTTTCAAGTATTTGGAGTGGTATAACTTCTTCTATTAGTAGTTTCATGTCTAATATCGGAAGCACTATTTCAAACGGCTGGAATACCGTAGTAAGTACGGTTACTAGTGCTGGGTCCCGTTTGGTTTCAGCGGTTAAAACAGCCTTTACAAACGCCGTGAATGGCGCTAAAAACTTCATTAGTGGAGCTATTAACGTCGGTAAGGATTTGATCCTAGGATTTGTTAAAGGTGTAACCGGGTTCGCTGGTAAGCTTATTGACGCCGTGGGTGGTGCTGTTAAAGGCGCCATAAATTGGGCCAAAGGTTTGCTGGGTATTAAATCGCCTTCACGGGTATTCCGTCAATTCGGGGTATACACTGACCAAGGTTTTATTATTGGGGTAAACAGCAAGGCCGAACAAGTAGCGAAGTCAGTTGGAAACATGGCGCAAGGCGCTATTAACGCCTTTACTGATAAAGACCTATCAGGAACATTCCAAGATGAATTGAGTTCCGTAGATGGAGCGCTAGGAAGCCTTACCGCTTATGATCCAAACGTTAATTTTGAAGGTGGTAGCCTGACAGTCGGACAACAGCCGGCAGATATTACCTTGAAACTAGGTAATACGGCTTATAGAGCCTTTACAAACGATATTACAAATGAACAAGAAATGGAATTAATTTTAGATAGTTACTAGGAAGGGGAAAAATATGTACAATTACGCTAATCTGAAAAAATTAGATCAAGCCGTTACAGTTTTAGAACCTAGCGACAATCTAATTATTAACGGTCAGCCCCTCAATAATTTAATTGAGGGGTACCGCCATTTAACAGTTTCAGGCCGTGGCCTATTGGGCCGGAATGTTTCAACTACAAACATTACAGGCCGGCGCGGTGTTTGGGTGGATGATTATGAGGATGAAGAACGCACCCTAGAAATCAAATACCAGCTTAAAGCGGACACCAGCGCCCAAATGCGGGACAAGTTCGCTAAACTAAATAAAATTTTAAGGACACACGCCCAAAGCGGGTTCCTTGAAATTACTTTTAAGGATGAACCGGAATATATTTACTATGGTTATTTCAACGGGGCAGATAGTTTTGAAGAAACCAAACTAAGTATTATCAGTAAGTTTAGTTTACTAATTCCGGATGGCTATAAGAAGAAACAGCCCCAAACTTCAACAGGGCCTATTTCCCTTATTGACGCCGTGGAAGTCTTGCCGGAATCAATCACAGTCACACCGTCAAAGACCACTGACCGGGTGCAGATTGTAAACGGGTCTAAAATTATTTCTTTTTCGGGTAGCTATGCGCCCGGTCAAGATATTGTAATTTCTTTTGATCCGGATGAAGTCAAGGCAACATACGGGGGCCGGAATATTTTGAGTGAATTAGACCGATTCAGTCCGCTGGAATTGTTTAAAGTACGGGACGGTGACACGATAACCGCGGTTAATGCAACAGTAAAGAAAGTAGTTTGGAGGGATGAAAGAGCGTGATTTATTTATTTGATAAAGATGAACAGCTTATCAAAGTAGTGAGAAGAAACGCTATCAAGTCAGCACTTCAAAAATACGCGCTTACTACTGATAACTACGTTTCTGATCGCTTGACGGTTGAGATGAAGGCGTTAAATGATGATGAATTTGAAAAGGTGGAGTATATGGCCATTCAATCAATGGAAAATACACACCTTTTTCATTATTTCTATATTGCCCAAAAATCAACCAAAGGGGAAATTTCTACTTTTACCGGTGTTCAATCCGGTATAGAAGAATTGAGAAAAACCCCGGTATTTGATAAACGCCCTAAAAATACACCGGCTAAACCGGTGATTAATGAACTCTTACAGGGTACGAATTGGCAAGCCCGTTATATTGCTGACACCACAAACCACAGCACGAATTTTTACTATACTTCAGTATTTGACGCCCTCAAAAAACTTTGTAAAGTTTGGGGCCTTGAAATGCAGTTCTTTGTAGAAATGAACAGCAACGGCCTAGGCGCCCGGTACATTGATTTTAAAAAGAAAATCGGTGAAGCCGTAGGGAAACGGGTAGTCTATGGCCATAATGCGCTGGAAATCCTGAAGGAAGTAGAAGGAACCAACATTTTCACGGCCTTGATTGGACGCGGAAAAGGTGAACAGGTTTCAAGCGCGGAAGAAAGTGGAAAAGGTGGGGACGGTTACGGCCGTAAAATCACATTTGAAGATGTGGTCTGGTCCAAAGCTAAAGGGGACCCGCTGGATAAGCCTAAAGGCCAAAAATACCTAGAAATTCCCGAAATGACTAGAACATACGGGATTAAAAATTCAGACGGTACAATGAGGCCTAAGATTGGATTTACGGAATTTAGTGAGGAAGAAGACCCGAATGAATTGATTAAGTTGACTTACCAAACCTTGATTAATTCAGCACGTCCACAATTAACCTTGAAAACTTCAAGTGTTTATTTACGGGGCGTAAAAATCGGGGACACTATCCGGGTAGTCCGACATGATAAGAAGTTAGACTATGATACACGGATTTTTGAAATTACTTTCAACCGTTTAAACGATCAGTCTAGTGATATCAAGTTAGGGGATCAGATCGGTGAAAGTTCATCTTCCAAGGTTCAGGCCGTAGCAGATAAAGCCGTAGAAGAATTTATAAACAATGAATTTAATAGCTTTATTGAAAACTTGCCGGACTTTATTAAAACGGCAGATGGCTTTAATACGAATTGGTATAGTACCGAAGATCCGGTTAAGAAATACCCTAAAAAGGTAATGATCAACGATATTTGGTACAAACCGGACCCGGAACATGAAGGCCATAAAATCATGTACCGCTGGACCGGGGAAGTTTGGGAAGAAATCCTAAGAACTTACAACGAAGTGAGTTTGAGGGAAGCGATTGATCAGAAATTCAATGAGCTGAAACAGGCTATGGATCAGCAAAGCGCGAAGACTGAACAACAGATCAATGACGCTTTGAATAAATCCGGCCTTGGTAAACTTGCGGACGACGCTAAAAAAATAGCGGAACAGGCAAAAGGCGAACTTGAAACGATCAAACAGCAAAACCAAACGGCCCAAAATGAGCTAACTACTTTTAAAACAAAGATTCAGGCGGATTTAGACGGCAAACCAAGCAAAGCGGAAGTAACTGAATTGATTGACGGGGTGAAGGAGAAATTCACTACTAATATCGGTTTGAGAAACTACGTTTTAGGCACAGGGAAGCCGGCAAACGTCGGGAATAATACCAAACTTTACACGTTTTCAAAAGATTCCCACGGCTGGGGAACTGATCAAAAGCTAAGACTTTCTTTTGATTATCAGGCGGAAGACGCTGTAAAGAAATTCCGTATTAATCGGGTAGTTAGATACAAAAACGGTCAGGCACAGTGGGATTTTGCAATAAACAACCTTACAACGGGGAAAGCTTTCATTGATGTTTCTAGCGAAAAATCCGGGAAGTATTCGGAGCCGTTTATTTGGAAAGGTTACACCAAGGGGAACCCTGAAGATATTGAAAGTATTGAGTTTTATTTAAACCTTGATGAAGGCAGTGGTAACGTACAGATTAAAAATTTGATTGTTTCCGCTGGAACTAATGAAACTGATTGGGTACCCGCCCCGGAAGATCAAGAATATTTAGTAACACAGGCACAAGCTGAATTTGAAAGAACAGCGCAAGGCCTAAAGACTAAATTAGACACGATTTCTACAAACTTTAACCCGGACGGCACAACTTCAGAAAAATTTAACCGCTTTTTGGAAACTAAAACCGCTGAAGGTATCAGCCGGGAGCGCGCTGAATTTGGGAAAAACTACGTCGCCAAAAATACTTATAACGAAAAAATTAGTGAGATTGAACAGAAATTTAATCAAACAGATGGGCAATTATCACAGTTTGCGACTTATAAGAACGGCTTGGACGGTCAGTATGCGACAATCACAAGGGAGCTTTCAGACAATAAGCGGGCTTATAGTGATTTTGTCCGGACGTCGGATGTATTTGTACAAGCCTTTGGTACCGTGGGGAGTGAAATAGCTAGCAATATTTCCCGGATGGTTTTGAATGATCAAATTTTTCAGACGGAAGTCGGAAAATATGTAACGGATGATAACAACTTGATTGTTAATTCAATGTCTATGGCAACCAATACCCTTGTTAATGCGAACAGAAACGGCGTAGAAGTTACCCTAAATGATGGAGTTTTCAGCATTAAAGCGCAAGGTTTAACCGGGTTTAACTTCACAGGTTTTTCGTTGCCTATCTATGTCAAAAAAATTTATCACGGTGAAACCTATACCCTAGGTTTTAAATACCGCTTTAAAACTTATCCGGATCATAATTTTGCTTTTAACGTAAAAAACCACAAACTAAACAAGATTCTTTTGAACGCTGATATAGGAAACGACCGCCCGCCTTTGAACGAATGGCGGGAATTTCAACAAACTTTCACGGTCCGGGAAGATTTCCTTTTTGGTGAAGATCGTAATTTTCCTTTTTATATCTACCTAGTTAAAAACGGTTGGGTAGAATTTAAAGAACCTATTTTGGTTAGAGGTAGCA